GGTACTATAAATATCCAATCCAGACCCAATCCTGCCCGCAGTACCTTGTTCAGTAGTAGTTGTTTTTCCAGGATTCATTCCAAAGACAGAACTTGATAATAGACCAAGTTGTTGTGGACCGTAACCAATAGCTCGTAAGAATTCGTTGTAACCAGCATCCATTCCAGCTTGTTGTAGTCCTTGCTGTTGTCTGCCTATGCCAGATAATAAACCAAGACTTCTGTATTGATCGCTTAATTGATTATTTAATAAACCAGCTTGGAACTGTCTGTTTCTCATATCTAATTCTGGTTGCATAAATGCAGCTCTATTAGCAGCATCAAACATTCCCATGTTCATTTGATTATCAAACTGTCCTTGTTGTAAACCAAATCTATTTAAAGCATCTTGGTTAGCACCAAATCTTGACGCATCTAATTGTGCTTGTTGAGAACCTGCTCTGTTATAAGCATCCATACCAGCTAATCCAGCTTGTTGATTTAGTCTTGCTTGATTAAGTGATACGTCACCAAGTAAACCTTGTCTTGCTAAACCAGCTTGTTGACCAAAGTTTGCGTTTTGCATAGCAATAGCTCTGTCTGCATCAGACATAAATCTATCTGCCTCAAACTGTCTTCCTATATCTTGTCCAGCTAAACCTGTAGCTCTATCAAAACCTTGTGCTCTTAAATTACCAGCTGTTTTTGCTGCTTGTTCTGCAAAGTTTCTGTTTGTTTCTGATTCTAATAAGGCTGAACGTGAACCACCAAATGCACCTCTACCGATTGCTGCATCTTGGTCGCTTTGTATTTGTAATTGTCTTGCTCTGTTTAAGTCACCTAAAGTGTTATCAATAACTTGTGATTGAAAAGGATTTTGATACGCACCTAAATTTGTATCTAATAATGATGTTGGTGTTACATCTCTTACATCACCACGATTAACTGAAGCACCGCTATATAAGTCTACTGGAGAAATATCAGCACCACCAAATCTTTCTACAGGTCTAACTGTAGATGCTTGTTGCATTGCAGCTGGACCTAATTGAGTTGGTGAAAATGGATTAGTTTGTACTGGTTGAGGTCCAGGTCTAACTGGTCCACCAATTTTTAATGGAGGTGGAGGGCGATTGCTATCATTAATTAATCTAGCATCTGGTCTTCCACCGTTTGGTCCACCGATTGAAAAAGGAATAGGTTTTTGCTTTAGATCTCCCATCAAACCTTGATTAGAAGGCATAACAGGTCCACCGCCTCCGATACCACCGATTGATGGAGGTGGAGTTGGTCTACCACCGCCAGTAATAGGCATAGGTGCTGGTTGTAAGATTGGAGAAGGTTGTGGTTGATTATAACCAAATGGTAAATTGACACTTGGTGTAGACATATTCGCTAAGTTGTTTAATTGACTTCTAGGATCAAATCCCATTGACTGATTAAACATGCCTCTTGTTGCATCAAAGCCTTGTAATTGGTCTGGGTTAAATCCAGCTACTCTTGCACCTGTATATGGTACAAAAGGTTGATTAGCTACAGACTTAGCTCTGTTGTATAAATCATCATAACGAGCCTGTGTCGCTGGATCAGTATTTGTTACAGTTGTGTCTCCGCCACCACTACTACCAAATAAACCCCCGACTGCTGGTATTATTGTTTCCCATCCCATAATTATAATTCCTTCTTGACTATATATTCTTGTTCAAAACCAAGATGTTTAAGTTTTCTTATCCAACCTTTACGACCACCGCCATAAAGATATTTACATTCACAATTTTTTGCAAATTCTTCGATGCTTGGAAACATCTCTTCTAGTTCTTCGTAGCTTCCACCACACAAAAATAAATTTAATACTCTGTATTTAGGAAACTCACCAAAGCTAGATATGTAAAAAGCATCTTTTCCAGGCCATATATGAAATATTCCTTGGCCTATTTTTTCTTTAATATCACCTAGATTATACCTATCTTGGTGCTTTAATGCACGAATAATATGATGCTCTAACCTGTCAAACTCTACTTCCCAGTCTTCTTTAGACTGTTGCGGAGGTGGAGAGTGTTCCGTTGTCTGCGACACTAACTTTATATTTCGTTCCATTTGGACTAACCAATACTAACTCGGTGGCATCACCACCATTTATTTGTATTCTTTCACCTTTGTTGAAAGTCATACCCGTTTGATATTCTATCTCTGATATTAAATAGTTAAGATAGTTCTTATCGTAATCTTCACCTGGTCGTGTCAGCGTTCTTCTTGCCATTATCTACGACCTCTGTTTCTTAAATCTAATCGTATATTACCAACCTGAAACATCTGGTCGGTATCGCCAGTTACTTTCATACGAACTTGTCTAGCTGTAAATCTTGCATCGGTGTAACCATCACTATTAAAAGTAAAGTTACCAAAATCTGTTTCTGCTCCGAGGGGTGTAAATTTTCCTGTAAAACTTATAACAACACCAGGTAGTGTATTTGCTTCTTCATCGGGAAGTATCTGATTACATTGCACATAGTTATCACCGTTACCTATTTCAATAGGTCCTGATTGTGCGTATGGTACGGCTGTGCCTAAATTCTCAGAATTACTTAATGTTGTGCTATCGTGCTGATAAACATTACCAAGGGAATCACAAGCTATCGGATAATCAAAAACACCTTGGTCTATCCAACACCCTCTATCCATTTCACCGATTGACCAAACATTATCAACATAGTTCCAGATGACATATTTATTTGGATTTTTTTGTGCATCGCCAACTGGGTAGAACCACCATATCTCATTAAAGTTAGAGTTATGGCCACCACAAGCAATACGTCTATATTGATATTTTATATTATCAAAAATATGGTCATGCACATCACATTTAATTTCTTTAACTGATCCATCAAAAACAAAGAAAGAGTTTTCACCCATCCATGCTAAAAAGTTACCAGAAGTTACAACTGTTCTTGGTGATGCTGTTTTACAGTTCGTACCAGCATCTTGAATACCGTATATAAAAGGAGAACCAGTATAGTAAAGTCTTGCGATACCTGTATCAGTAAAGATGATGACATCTGTTTGCCATTTAACGGCACTTAATATTCTGCCACCTGTCGGTATTTGTAAATCACCAGCTGTATTCGTTGATGCAGCTGTCCAGGTAGTGCTTGCTTCTCTTGAGGACCATTGTACTTTTCTTGGGTCGCCACCAGCTCCTAAAGCTAACACATGACGTTCGTTGGTTACTAAAACACCAGAACATCCTGTTGGAGAATTTGTTAGCTGTGAGCCTATAGTTGAGGGTGCAGAAGGTGACCATTTATAAATCTTGCCATCACTTGCACAACAGAAAAGTAAGTCTTCACCAAAGTTATCAAAAGACCATGATTTAGAATCAAAGAATAAACCAGATTGACTTCTAGCATCTCCGTAGTCTTCTACATCATAGTTATAAGCACCGTATCCAAGTGGGTCTTGTGATTGATCGGATACAAAACCAGAAGGAGTGATGTCATACCAAGTTCCGTCAAAGTTGACATAAATCTTTTGTCTTGTTCCAACCGCTAAAACTTTTTTACCAGCATTGGTAATGTACGCAAACATTCCTGTTGGCGTACCTGTTAAAGCAGTATTTCTTATTTTTTCCCAACCACCAATAGGTCGTAAAAAACCATTTTGAAAACGCACTAAATTACTATCAGTCCAACGCCCTTTGTTAGCGTAGTCTGTTCCATTGGTGACTACTCCAGCGGGAGGGGTGACTGGTAGTAAGGGCATTATTAACCTTCTAGTGTTTTTGTTTCGCTTGTTGGATTGATTTGGTCAGCAATGTTGTTGTCTAATCCTGATTTGATATTAGCAACTTCATCTTCACCCATTCCGTCTATCACCCAACCACTTACTAAATCATTAGTAAGATCAGCAAATGGTACAAAGTTTTCTATATCATCTGCATTAACGCTATGTGTACCATAAGATGAAGCTGTGTAATGGAAATCTTCTCCATCAACTTCATGTGTTTGGTCGCTTACTGCGTTTAGTCGCCAATGCACGTTGTAAACAACGTCTGAATGACTGTCGTGGTTTGGGTAAACATCAACTGTTTTACAATCCCATGTATATGTATTTGCCATTTTTATTCTCCTTTTAGTGTAGCAATTTCACTTTCTAGTGTTTCGATTTTGTCCATACATTCCTGTAAGGCTTTAATTGCCTTCATATATAGAACAGAGTATTTTACAGACTTAACAGTAACACCTTCATTTGGTATTGCTTTAACACCTTCAATGTTTCCATCTTCATCAACAATATCTTCAAGTGTACCAAATTCTGAATTAGCTCTTATCTCACCTGTGCTTGGTATTGATTCAGAAACTAAACCATTCATTCCAGCTTCTTCTAGGTCTTGTGCAATAACACCTATCATTGGTACATCTAAACCTTCTGCTACATGATCTTTTCTTTTGTAATTTACAATTTTGAGATTTTTAATATCTTCCCATTGAGAATTTGCATCTGTAATATCTTGTTTAATTCTTTCATCTGATAGTGAGCCATAACTATTATTAGTGTTTTTAACATCACCATCATTTTCAATTCTAAATGTTTCTGTTTCTGTTCCACCAACATCACTATAAAGTCTCATGTTTTGATAGTTTGCTGTTGAACTTGCAAAATATCCTTTATATGAACCAGTTGTTGTACTTTTTACTTCTACCTGTCCATTACTTGAAGATGATGTTCCTACCAATAATTTGCCTGAAGAATCAATACGCATTCTTTCTGCTGTAGCACCGCCTGCTGCCTGTGTTTCAAATTTTAAAGCACCTGAATTGGTAGCACCATCTTGAAATGCAACAATATTTACTAAGTTAGAATCTATATCTGTATTGCCAAATCTTATAGTTCCTAAATCACCACTAGTTGAGCCTGATGTTCTTGTAATAGCTGTTATTGCACCTGAACCATCATTTACCTGTAATTTACCGACTGTAGGACTACTCGTTCCAATACCAACAGAAGTAGCAACATAAGCTGTACCTGAAAGGTGTAGGTCTTTCCATCTAACTGATGAAAAACCTAAATCTAAAGTAGCATCAGTTTGACCTGTAGAAGTATTATAAG